CATCCAAACAGGATGAATGTCACCCGAAAGAATCGAAGCTACAAATTTTGAAAAAACTTCGGGAACAGCAAAAAGCTCAGTCGACATCGGTAAATGCTGGGGATTTCCAGAGCGATAAAACTCAACAGTCTGCCGAACACAGCGAGCCGACACATGAATATCTGTCGATAGTTCTTCCCAGGTCTGCCAGTCATCCTGTGGAGATACTGGGGTATCCAAATAACGTCGATTTAAAATTTGTAAGGCGTGCCGAACATGTGTTGACCATTCTTCGCGTGGTTTCCAGCTATGTGGACAATTCCACTCAATTTTCCGACCTAGCTCACGCCGACCAGCTATTGAAAGAGGTAGCCGGTCTGCTATGTGGCATTGAGTGTCAGCAAGAAAAGCATCGCAAATGCCGAGCATGTCGGATGCGGAAATGATCTTCATTGGTTCTTTCGTAGCTTCGAAAGCCGTCACCTCTGTAATCAAATCAACATAGCGGCTTTGGGTGGGATCTTCTTCAGTGAATAAAGTCATAGACACTCCTGTCTCAGCAAAGGCTACGGGTGAGATTGATTATGCCTTTGTATGGAATTTTCCAAAACAGGCAATAGCAAGCCCATACCTGACTTATGACCAACAACAACGCCGCGATCGTATGTTCGCGGCTTTGCTGCATGCGAGAAAAGTGCTTTCTCTCCAGCCCGAGTGCGTGCGCTTTGACGTTTATCGCACCGCTGCGGTGCTGGAGCAAAATCAGGGCAGTCAACGAGCCAATGCCTTTTTAATCAGCTTCTGCAAAAAGGCATTGCCACGTCTTGAGCTGGTCGCAAAAAAATACGAGTGTGCAGGTATCAAAAGCAACGTATCAGCTGCTGTTTTTGGCGGTCATTTTGATACCGAGCTTATGCAGTATCTGGCGTCACGCATGGTCAATATGGTTGCCAGATATAACCGTCTCCCTGATATGTCGCGCGCCGATATCGACCTTTTGGCCGCTGATATAGCAAATTTTATTCGTGCTGAACTGGCCGACATTGATGACACCGGATTTAGCGAGCTCAAAACGCTGTACACCTGGTACATGCGAGCCGGTTTCATTTCCCTGCAATTCAACGTTACCCCGCCGCATTGGGAGCGGGTGACAAAGAAATATGTCAGTGAGGATGAAATCGCCCCTGCTATAACACGCATGTTTAATGAGGTTTGGTGGCGTGGTCGCTTGCGACGCACTGCGGCAGCATGGCGCGAACACCTGCAAATTGCAGTCGGCAACGTCAGCAAGAAACGACACGCCTACGCGAGTAAAAACTGCGTGACTGACTGGCGCGAGCAGAAGCGCCGCACGCGCGAATTTCTCAAGGGGCTGGATCTCGAAGACGAAGACGGCAACCGCATCAGCCTGATTGACAAATATGATGGCTCGGTCGCCAACCCAGCGATACGTCGCTGCGAGCTGACCCGCATCCGTGGGTTTGAAAATATCTGCAATGAGCTCGGATACGTCGGGGAGTTTTACACCCTGACTGCACCGTCTAAATATCACGCCACGACTAAAGCGGGATACCGTAACAGCAAATGGAACGGTGCCAACCCGTCGGACACGCAGAGCTATCTCACCGGCCTTTGGGCGCGCATTCGCGCCAAGCTGCACCGGGAAGAAATCCGCATTTTTGGCATACGTGTTGCCGAGCCTCATCACGACGGGACGCCGCACTGGCACATGCTTATGTTCATGTTGCCGGAAGACGTCGAGCGCGTGCGCCTCATCATTCGTGATTATGCGTGGGAGGAAGACCGCAACGAACTGAGAAGCGATAAAGCCAAAAAAGCGCGCTTCCATGCCGAGGCCATTGACCCGGAAAAAGGCAGCGCTACCGGCTATGTTGCTAAATACATTTCAAAAAATATCGACGGCTATGCTCTTGATGGTGAAACCGATGACGAAAGCGGTGAGCTGCTGAAAGAGACAGCCCCCGCTGTATCAGCATGGGCGGCGCGCTGGCACATCCGTCAGTTTCAGTTTATCGGCGGTGCGCCGGTGACGGTCTACCGTGAATTGCGTCGTCTCGCCGATACCGAGACCGCGCATGGTCTGAGCGTTGAATTTGCCGCCGTTCATGATGCCGCTGACGCCGGTGACTGGGCTGGTTACGTTAATGCGCAGGGTGGCCCGTTTGTCCGTCGCGATGATTTGCAGGTGCGCACGCTGTATGAACCGCGCGCCGAGTTTAATCAGTATGGCGAGAAAACCGTCTGCATCCGTGGCGTTTACGATTCCGCTGTCGGTGCTGGTACCCCGATTTTAACCCGGCTAACGCAGTGGAAAATTGTGCCGAAGCGTGCCGTTGATTTGGCCGTTGACGTTAAGGGCGCTCCTGCGCCCTCTCGGAGTTCTGTCAATAACTGTACGGGGAGCGAAAGCGATCCCCCTGAACCGGATTTATCAAAACCGTTAAGCCGAAGTGAAAAGCGGTCATTAACAAACCGACTCAGGGTGAAAAAACCGGTCGCCAGACGTGGATTTGTCCATGGAACTGACGAGCAGGGGGGCGCGGTTGCCAGGACAATAGAAGAAATCCAGATTAGCACCGGCGTAACTATCAGTCGGGGCGAGGCTCTGCATCTTATGGTGGGAGGAAAAAGTCGATTTGGTGGTAAATGGTGCAGAGGATCATCTAGTGGTGAAGTTTTTAGGGCTGCGCCATCTAATCAGGAGCGAGCCAAAAAAATTCTTAGCCGCGTGGCAAGGTTAGCGGCTGGAAGTAAGTTGTAACCGTAACTAAATCACATCCATTTCATGTACATACGGATTTAGACTATCAGATTTTTTTCTTCACATTTTTTATCACTTCATTATACTGTTTATTTATACAGTATCTCGTGAGGGGAGGTTGTGTGGATAGAGAACTGAGCGTGCATGTCATGCTTGAAAGAGTCGAGCTGATAGCCCGTCTGACAACTGAGGGTGTATGTCAGGAAAGGGATCGTGAAATTGCATTGAATTTAATAGCTGAGCTAGCGCATGAAAACTTGCTGAAACGTGATTCTTATTCTGTGGTTGTCTCCGCCAGACCATGTAAACAACGATTAAAAAGAGAAAATGAAGTGAGAATACACATCACGTTGGATAAAGCACAAAACATGGGACAACAGCTGGTTGAGGCCTTCGAAAGTGAGCTTAATCGCAGAGTTAAACGCACATTTCCTTCCTCACGAATTACGGTCAAAAAAGGCTCAATGACTGGCGTTGAGATAAAAGGCTTCCCGAGCGAATCAGACCGTGAACGTTTGGACGGAATCATCAAGGAAGTGTGGGAAGACGAGAGCTGGCATTAGTTAGTGAGCTTTGCCGAACCGAAAACTGGTTTTTCGGTTCGGCATTATCTCGTTTTGGTAACATTAACCTTCTAAAATGGCTTGGTTTCGATACTCTTATCTAAGGAGTATTCCTTTGGTTGAGGCGTGCATGAGAGCGTTACAGAGCGAGCAGATCTCAGCTTTGGGACTTGCACAAAATCGCCGACTCAGCTTAATTTAAATTAAAAAAAGGCAACAAACTGCCGATAAATGTGTCATAGAAGTATAAGTTGAAGGAACATCTACACATGCGTATACTTCTGCGCCATCTTGATGGAAGGAGGAAATTATGTCCATTTCATTAGCGCTTAAGCAGAGTCTGGCGGCACGCAGTCCACAGGATCGGCTGTCCAGGGTGCTGAAGAAAAACAAAAATCGCTTTAACATCAACAATGATGGGTTTATCAATATGAACCTTGATAATGAAGATGTACAGGCAGAGATTGTCAAGCAACTGGATAAGCTTGAAAGTATTGCACTTCTGGTAACCAAGACCTCAGCTAAATGAATACTTTGCTTTTAGTGGTTATCCTGATCAGTGGTTATGTCTACGTGATCAGGTCTCTATCAGACCGATATCAATTTAAGCGTTCCACGGGCTGGGACGCTTATTTTTTAGTAGCGGCATGGGGACCCTTTTTCGTCACCTTATCCTGGGCGATTTGCTCTTTCCTAAGCATTACTGGGTTTTTAAGGTGGGGTGTCAACGGAGCAATCGAATTCTTTGGTGCAGACAGTAATGTCATCAGCCGAGTTTTCCCACTTAGTGCAGAAGATGCCACTCGTTTCAGAGATCTAAAATTCGCCTTATGTGGTTTGATGTCATTAGCGATGGCATACACTGTTGGAGGATTAAAAAAGCTTTGGCTAAAAAACGCTAATCGAAGGATTGATGCGTTAGTGAAAGCAGTAGGAGATAACGCGCTTGAGAATATGCTTATGGAAGCATCCGCGACTCAAATGCCAATTATTGCCACTTTGAAATCACGCAAATTTTATGTCGGTTTCGTTTTTTGCCCGGCTTTTGAGCATGGGACATTTGACTACCTTGAGCTGCTTCCCCTTCTGAGTGGTTATCGTGACAAGGATAAACTGACCATAACCATCACAACAAAATACAATGAACACTATGAAAAATCAGGGATTTTGAACGGGAAATCTGATCTTGAACTATCTGATTTTAGGGTTCTAATACCAAAGGCAGAGATTGAGAACATTTCCTTTTTCGATTTTGATACCTACTCTGTTTTTAAATCAGAAGAGGATAAAGAGCAGAAGTCGAAGGGACTTATGGGGAAATTACGAGGTCTTAACAAATAATTTAGACGTGCATCTACTGGGTGCATGAATATGCATGTGTCTGAAAGGTATGTAGACTGTATCTAAAGCCAGGGCTGATACCAATTCATCATCTTGGTGCAATTGCATTAAAACCGACCCATCAAGCGGGCAGGCGAGGCGGGGATAGCACTGCGCGCCAGACGTGTTGACAGGATTTATTTTACGCGTCTGTGCGCGTCGTGGTGGCGCGCTGCTGAGTGCGGTCGGTTAATGAGGTGCTGGCGTGGTTGCGTCGCGTGTGCGGTGTCTGGCTGGCTCTGAGAGGATGCCGCCCGGAGGCGGCATTCTGACGGGGGGTTACTCGGTTTCGATGTTGTAATCCTTAAAGCGGATCACCTCTAAACCGAGCCATTCATTGATTTCCCTGAAACGCTCCTGCAACGGCGTCAGCTCGTTACGCACAAACACCCGCGCCACCTTCTCGATATCGCCCATAGAGCCGATATTCTCGGGCTTGCCGCCCATAAGCTGGAACGGTACGCGGTGCGCATCGAGCAGGTCGGCGGCGCTCACCTTTTTGATGTTGAAAAAATCATCCTTCGTGGCGACTTCACTCAGCGGCACAATCTTGATGCCGTCCGGTTTCCCGTTCGGGGCATAGAAAAACAGGTTTTTGAAATTACCGAGCCCTTTCGAGTCGCGCATCGCGGAGCGCAACGCCTCGACGTCTGTGCTGCTCTGCGCCGCGTCGGTGACGTACATGATGTAACCCGCGTGCGC